GTTGTAGTTGCGGTATCAGTTGCTGTCGTAGTCGTTACTTCGCTCATGGCTCACCTTCTCTTTAAGTTCGTCAAAATGTTGTTTTTGCATGTCTAACCATGCATCAGTATTTGCTTGTGTAATTTCACCGAGAATGTAGAGACCAAACTCTCTACGACCTTCAAAAAATGCGAAATCGCTTGTGTTTGCACCTACCCCATAAGTCGGCTGTAATAGATTTGCTCTATTGAGTAGGCGCATTAAAAACCGTTTTCCTTGTTCAGTTGCAAGGATGGTGCGCAGGTCATTTAGTTCCTGGTCACGCTTACGCTTGTTTTCGTCTGCTTTCTTGTCTAATTCACTCATGCGCCACCACCCATAAATAAATCAGATACAGTTTCCGCATTGGTATCGCCTACCGTTTTAAGCGTGTTTGCATTCGCGTTTTGCGTTTGTGCCTGTTGTGCTGCAAGCGCTTGCTCTTGTGCAATTTGTTGTTGCTGCGCACGTTGTCCACGGATTTGATCAACTATGCGTTGAGGTCTAAATACATTTGGCGAAACGCCGTTAATATCCATGTATTCATCCATGAACTTATCGGTATCAAACTTGTCCATAACATCAGGATCTATTTGCGCAATCTGACCAACCATTGCTAAAGCACGTTCAAGCACCGCTGAGCCTG